ATGGCGATTAAGACAGTAGAAGAACTCTTTATCCACGAATTGTCCGACATCTACAGCGCAGAAAAGCAGCTAACCAAAGCACTGCCTCGGCTTGCGCGCGCGGCCTCGAATCCCGACTTAGCCCTCGCGTTCGAAACTCACTTGGAAGAGACGCAAGGTCAGATCGAACGCATCGACCAAGTAGTCGAGGCACTGAGCATTAGGCTTAAGAGAATCAAGTGCGCGGCCATGGAGGGGTTGGTTGAGGAAAGCAAGGAGGCGATTGACTCAATCGAGAAAGGGCCTGTACTTGACGCTGCATTGATCGGCGGCGCACAGAAGGTCGAGCACTACGAGATCGCCTCTTACGGCACCATTGCCGCGTTGGCTAAGCAGCTTGGATACAACGATGCGCTACCGCTCTTGCTTGAAACCTTGGAAGAAGAGAAAGCTACTGATGAAAAGCTGACAATGCTTGCCAAGGGCGGCGGAAACGCGAGAGCAGCAAAAGCTGGATAAACCCGAGGCAATTTTCTGACCCACCAGGTCGGCCCGAGAGGGCCGACCGACACAGTAGTGATAGCAGCGTGCCTTGGGATGCTTGGCGTCGCGATAAAGGACAGCCTGCAGGGATTCGTTTAGCCCTCGCCCTGCTCTCCGGTTTCAATCCCAAAATGCGCCGCAGCCCGGTGCGTGTATGCAGCCTTGATGCCAGCCACTATGACCGCCGCTGGCAATGGCTCGGCCGCCCCCACCTCGTAACTGTCCCCCAGCACCTGGGCAATCGAGTTCTCGATCACCGGGCCCAAGCTTTCAGCGCGCTTCACGTTCCCGATGTAGTGCCACCACTGCGTGTGCCAGAGCACTTTCCCTTCAGTGCTAGGCGTACCGTCTTCGTTCGGCGTGAAGAAGATCTCCGCGCGACGACAGAACAGCACGTCTCGGTTGCTTTCGTCGTAGACGCGCTGCACGTCTCCCTGCTCGTTGAGTTGGATCTCTGACACCATCTTCTTCCCTCATTGCTCTGTGGCGATGATCGCCAAATTTTGGGTGGTATTGATCGAGTTGATCGTTCCAGGATGCGACACCGACTGGGATGTATAGCCCGTAATTACGGCTCGATAGGTGACCTGCTGCCCCGCCGGTGAAGTATCGTTGACTGTGAGCGCGCCACCCCACCGCGAGTTCGCCCTGTCGGGCGCGTCGCCCTCGTTGAAAATATCCACCATGCCCGCAGCGTTGAGCGTTTGCCAAAGCGTCTCTGCTGCCGACCCGATCTTCCGATAGAGCCTGATCGTGGCGGTGTTTTCCCCGGCCCCCGCAGTGAATCCGGAAGTTCCGTATGCATTGCTCACATAGGCCATTGTTCGACTGAAGCTCAGGACGACGCTTCGTGTGTTGCCGTTTGTGTCGAACGGGCCATTGATCAACTCGGTTCCAGTTGTCACCGTCGTAGTGGTTTGGACCGCGTTCTTCAAAGTGCCTGCAGACAAGGAGCCGCCGAAGTAGCCGCCACCAGAGGTATCGAGGTGGAAAAGACCATTCGACTTAGTACAGTTTGCCGCGCCCACGTTGGGCCCATACCACATCACCAGGTCACCAGAACCGAACGAATGGCCCAGCACCAACTGCGCCGAGCCCTTCCATATCCGCAGGTAGCCGTCCAGCCACTCCATGCCCATCCCGGTCAGCTTTGAGACGACCCGGAACACGCTCGCCAGAATACTGTAGCTGCTGCGAACTCCATCGTTCTCGCTGACCGTGCCGCTGATGTTCCCGTCAACATCCAGTACGTTTGTGACCTTCGCGCGGGCAATCTCGCCCTCTTCTCCGATAAGCTCCGCACTCACGTCATCGACATACACCGCAGTGTTGGCGTTGTTGTTCAAGCACTGCATTGCGAACTGCATGATCGTCACACCGGCGGGCACGGTGTAAACCTCAGTCAGCTTTTGCCATGTTGACGACAGCGCAGTGACAGGAGAGGACGCGCCGACTGCCACATACGGGTTAGTGCCGTCTGTCCTGAATGTCCGGGCGCTAACGCGAATGTAGCCAGCACTTGTCGGCACCGAGCCGGTAGTACGTGCCCAGTACGTCACACGAACTTTCTGCCCGGTCTTGACCCTCAACCATGAGTTGTTGAACACGCTGGCGGCCGATGCAATGCCAGGGTTGAACCGCAGGCTACGCAAGCCACTGCGATAAGTATCTGCCCAATACTGCGCCGTCGATGGCAAGTTGTAGCTGGGTTGGTCCACAGTTGAAGACGAGCCCCAGCCCTTACTGCCCTCAAACCCCCCATCCACGAGGCCAATGCTGTTGGTCGTTGCGGAGACTTCCATCAAGTTGGTGATAGAAGCGTTGGCACCCTCGGCAGTGGCTTTAACTTGCGTCAGTTGCGTTGCCACTGCACCGGTAGCAGTAGCTGCAGCGGATTCTGCCGCAACGACGCGTGCTTCGTTCGCCAGCTTGTCGCTACCGGGTGGCAAGCGTGCCTCGATGGTTCCGGTTCTTGTACCAAGCGCCTCATCTCGGCTAACCGATGCACTATCCACTTCAGTAACTGATGCGACAGTGGCAAGCGCACCACTGCCAGCTGGCAGGCGCGCTTCGACGGTCCCAAGGCGAACGGACGTTGCAGCAATGTCCTGCCCCTGTTGGGTTACGGTGTTGCTTACAGTCGCCAGAGTCTGCGCTATTGCGGCTCCGGTCGCTGTTTCCAAATTCACCTGAACGTCGTCAAGCAACAACACGCCAGCGGTTAGGCCCTGGACATACAGAATCACACGCGCGCTCGCTGCACCTGCGAGCGGCGTATGCCACCCTGACACTATGTTCTGCCCCCACTGCCAGGTCCCACCGGTTGCCGTGAACCACGGGATATAGGAATTGGCAATCTGTGCACCGTTTGCATCGTAGTAACGCAAACCGATTCGCACCTGAGTACCTTCCGGTGGGGCACCGGCCGTCCGCGAATCAAGCGACAACCAGATACGCTTAACACCCTGCAGCGAGAACTGCTGCGCGTTATACATGATGCGGTTTGGCGCATCAGGCCCACCGGACATGCGCACGGAGTACTTGCCCTGGGCTGCGTAGCTATCAGTGAACGTGGTAGCTGCAGGCAGCGTGTTATTGCTGCCGAGAATGTCAGTACCCCAGCCGATGTCTCCAGCGACGGTTTCAAAGGATGGGTTCTGCACAGCGATAACGTTGCCGATTTCCGCAGATAGCTTGGAAATGCTGTCAGCGTTTGCTGTGACCTTGCCGTCAACAAGCGCGACACTTGCCTGCACCGCATCAACTGCAGCACCTGTTGCCAAGACGCCAGTTCCCGACGGAACCCGCGCTTCGACGGTCCCAAGGCGCGTGGACACTGCAGATATATCTTGCCCTTGCTGCGTCACGGTGTTGCTAAGCGCGGCAAGGCTTTGTGCAGTAGCAGCGGCGGTGTCACCAACCTTGCTCACTTGAACATCGTCAACCGCCCACGCGCCAACCGTGTGATTGGTTTGGATGTAGAGGATTCCGTAAGCCGTACCGGCTGGCGGCTGCGGCAACTTGCCAACAACTTTTGTCCACCGTGCAACTGACGTGTTTTGCTGAGCCGTTGTGGCAACCGCACCATTACTGGTCCCGTCAGCTTTCCGCCACGAGATTGACAGGCGGACATACCCATCTGGGGTTGAACCTATGGAGCCGCACCAGAACGACACATCAACGTCATCGCCGACAGCGACAGTAAGCTTGGAACGGTTGTAGATCGCGCCTTGACCGCCGCCATTGATGCGCAAGTGGCGTGCGCCGCTATGCGGGTCCGTGGTGACGAAACTGTAGCCAGAGGGAATCGTGTCCTGGTCGGACGATGGAAAGTCAGTCCAGCCGGAATCCAGTTCGAACGACGCGTTGAACAAAGTAAGTGCGGAGCCAACAGCTGCAGTAAGCCGCTGAATACTGTCAGTGTTCGCAGTGACCTTGCCGTCAACTGTGTTGACGTTGGCCTGCACTGCATCAACAGCTGCAGCGGTTGCCAGCGTGCCACCGCCAGCGGGCAACAGAGATTCGATGGCGGACGTGCGCGATGCGTTAGCTTCATCCCCACTTGCGCGCGCGGAAGCTTCTGCAGTTACCGATGCTTCGGTGGCCACTTTGCCGTTACCGGCTGGCATACGCGCTTTCAGGCTCGAAACGTCGGTTGCGATGACACCTTCGGCGGCGATGCGAACTTGGCGTTCCTGATAGAGCAAGCCAGACTGCAGCTGGGCCGGATCGGTGCCGGTGTAGTTGCCGCGAACCTGTGTTGCCAGGGTTGTACGCTGGGTGGCTTCGGCAGCATCACCGCTGATTCTGGCTGTACGCTCCTCCTGCAGCGCAGCAGCAGACGCACCAGGCGAGGGACGGCCCAGCGCAATCCAGTCATATTCAACGTAGTTGCCAGCACTTGTCATGCCCGAGTACGGGTAGATGCGCACGCGGGTAACGCCAGCAGGCCACGGAATGTCCTTGAAATCGACGGTAGCAATGCCGTTTGCGTCGAAAGTTGGCTCGGGAATCGAAACCTGCTTTGCGGTGTCATAGGTCGGATCGGCAGCAGTGATCCACCGCACCCAACCGCGCCACATTCCCGGGTTACCAACCTTGCGCAGACGGAACTTAACGTACCGATATGACGTTGAATCAAAGGTCAGCAGAGGTGACTGCACGTTCTGTGTGGCATTCGCGCTGAAATCGGGACGCAGCCATCCATCAACAATCGTAGTTCCGGAACCACTAACAGCCGTCCAGCCTTCCGCAGTCGTGTCGAAATACCAGATGCCGCCACCAGTGTCGAACTGCTCACCAGTGCCTGCACTGATCGTTGCAATCTGGCTGGCAAGCGATGTGTCGGCAGTCTGTCGCAACGTCGCTTCATTGGTGATCTTCGCCTCAAGGGCAAGCTGCGCATTCAACAGGTTTTCTGCCGAGGCAGCCGCAGACGCGTTGATTGCGTTGGAGCGTGCAGTTGCTTCGGCTGCAATGGCGGCAGCGCGTGCAGTTTGTTCGGCAATGATCGCGCTGGCACGATCCATCTGTTCGGTAGCGATAGCTGCCGCACGCGCCGTAGCCTCATCCGCAACGGCTGTCGCGTTCTCCAAGTCGCCTTGAACACGAGCCTCGATTTCCTGGTCAATCTTGCGCTGCTGCGCTGCCTGTTCTTCCGTAATGTCGCCGATTTGCTCGCCAAGGTTGGCAGTCAGGGCCCGGGTGACAGTTCGAGCGTCCGTAGACAGAACGCCGTTACTGTTCCGGCTGCGGCAGGAGAATGTCCACGTCCCGGCCTCCGGCACTACGACTTCAAACGGGGCCGTGTGGTATCCGGTGTCTCCAACTGGCGTCATTTCGTCCCAAATCGGCGACGACACGCTGCCCGCGATGTACCGGATCTCGACGCCCGCAAAATCAGGCGACTGGATGGTTTCTGCCAGCCAGCCCCATGTGTAGATGCGCACGCCGCCACTGCGCTGTTCAACATCAAACAGATCCACAAGTTTCGGGGGAAGCTCGGCACCGACAGTCACATAGGCCGCCGACACGGCGACGCCCGGCTCGCCATCGGGTGAGAACGGGCGGACAACAATGTTGTAGGCACCGGCAGACGGGATGCGCCAGGTCGCCATGCGCGTCTGGGTCTGGGCCACCTCTTCCAGCTCCTGGCCATCGACGGCCGCGCGCACGACAACGTTGCTGACCGGGCCGGACACGTCGAACGTGGCGGTCAACTCGGTGAAGGTGGTGTTGCCCTGGACGACCTGCTGCTCCGTCACACGCAGATTCGACGCCACCGGCCGGGTCTGGAGCAGCGAACCGCTCGGCGACGGGACATAGTCGCCCGTAAGGACGTAATTCCAGAATTCCGCGCCCTCTTGGACCACGCGCACACTTGCGCCCTTCAGATCTGACTCCGGCTCCACGCTCACCACGCGCACGCGTAGGCCCGGGGTCTGCTTGAAGTCGTAGATCCAGAGCGTGTCGTGTGCCGGGTTGTTCGGGGTAGCACCCGGCACGGCCGCATCAGACGGCCACGGGTCCAGCAGATCGATGGTGTCGGATTCCCCGGTAAAGGGCTTGACCTTCAGCACCCGATACACGCGCTCACCAGGGATGCGCAGACCGATGTACCCCACGCCGCTGGGCGGCGCTGGCACTGGCTCATCCAGCTGCAGCGTCATCACCCCTGCAACCTCGGCCGCAGCAACGACGCGGCCGCCGTAGCCCCACTGCGTCATATCGTGCTGCATGGCAAGCACCGACAGCCGCTGGTAGCTCAGGTGCTCAATGTCCGTGCTGTAGCTAATGTCCTTGTACTGGTAGAGCGACTGGGCAAGGTGCCAGCGCGCCATGCGGGCGGCATGCTCCTCGGTCGTGACACCCTCGCCTGTGACCTGGGCCGGGTTGAGCATCGTGGTCACGCCCGGAGCGGGCACCCGCAGCGTCTTCGTTTCCCACGTCGCCTCATCGATGTACGTGTATTCGATACCGTCAGCGGCGTTGCTGAGGCTGTAATCAACCTGAAACTGGCCCTTCTTGATCGTGCCCATGTTGACCACGCCGGACAGCGGCTGGTCCTGCGCGGCCCAGACGACGCCCAGGCGGCCACCAGCCCAGGTGATCTGCCCGAAGCCAGCCAAAGCGATGGCCGAAAGCACCTGTTCGTGGTTTCGCGCGTCCTTGATGTAGAAGTTGTACGCGTAGCCGTTGGCGGCGCAGTGCAGCGTAAAGGCCTTGAGGGACTCAACGTCGATCTGATCCTCATCCAGCGCCATGCCGCCAAGCAGACGGCCGCCGCGGCTGATACCTCGCGCATAGGAAAGGATCTGCGCGCCCGGGTTGCTGGTTTCTTCCGTGGTCCACGCGCTCCCATCCCATACCGGAATGGGGTCGGCATACCCGATGGCGCGCAGCTCGTCCGGGGTTCCGTTCAGCTGCCCGGTTGCCTTCAGCTCCAGGCCGGTGCGCGAGATGCCGGTGTAATCGCTCTCATCCACCTGCACACTGGTGAGCGTGGTCCAGGTGAACGCAGCCTGGGCCCCGCTGCCATCGGTGTTCAGGCCAGCCGTGCGGACACGAACGTCATACTGACCGCGCGCCACATCCTTGCCATACCCCGCCCGGTGGGCCTTGGTCTGGCTGCTGTTGAGCGTGTAGTTGCCGAAGCTCAACCAGCCGGTGGTACCGGTCGGCCGGTACTGGATCTCGACGCGCTCGGTGTTGTTCTTGTCCTTGCCCTTGCTGGTCTTGTCGTAGAGCTGGAATTCCAGCCCGACAATCAGGCGCACGGTATCTGCCGAGCTGGTGCGTTCGATCCACGCGCTCGGGGTGTGTTTCGGGTCACTGCTGGTGTCCAGCAGCTGCCCACCGTCGATCACGTCGGCGTTGCTATAGAGGGGGATTGCCTGGTCCGGCATCTGGCTGTAGCCAGCGTGGTAGACCTTGGCCCCCTCATAGCTGCTCAGCAGCGTGTCGCCGTTGTAGATCTCCTCGACGCGGCCGACATTGATACCCGCGCACAGCTGGAGGCCCAGGTACTGGTCGTTGCCTTCGTACCAGGTGTATGGCTTGCTCAGCAGGTCGGGCGTGATGCGCACCTTGCCGAACAGCATGGGAAGCGGCTCATACTGGCGCAGCTGGTTCCGGGCACCGGACAGGGAATAGACAGAATCCTGCGACTGGCTGCCCATCTTGGCTGGCTTGGGGCCGAGCACCTTGTTGACGAGCATGGAGCCCGCAATGAAGAGGCCAGCACCGATCAGGGTGGCCCCCATTCCCCCGGCAGCAACGCCGAAAGCACCCGAAATCCAACCCGCGCCTGCACCCATGGTGAAGTAGGTGAGCGCAATCATGGCCACTACCATCAGCGCGGTCTTGCCGACGCCGCCACGCACCTCGACCACCTGCCCCTGCTTCGGATAGACGCAGTGCCACAGGTGGCGCTCCACCACCACGCCGCCGATGGAAACCGCCCACGGCTGCCCGTCCAGCTCGGGCACGTTGCGCATCAGCAGCGCATACAGGCTCTCTCCGGCACGCGCCTCCCAAACAACTGTGCGCTGGCCGTCCAGCAGCATCGGATGCGGGGTAACAATCAGCTGGCCCGGCTCGGTGCGCGGCAGTTCCATCAGACCCATGAATATGTTCCTTCGATACGTAGCCCGAAGTCGGGCAGGTCACGGACGCGGTGCATCACACTGCACCCGTTTCGCTCATTGCTGTGGAGTACCCAAGCTTCGTGCGCCACCCAGAAGTACACCCCAACATGGCCGGGGCGCTTCTGTCCGTGCTCTATCATCAGCACCAGGTCGCCGTCCTGCGGCGTCTCCGTCCGTTGCGCAAAGGGCCTGGACAGCTCTCCGATGGCCGCCTGCCCAGCTACACCGCGTGGGCGGCTTGACGGCAAGGACACGTCACGCAGAAAAAACTCTTTCTGCACACGCAAAACGAAATCGGCGCAGTCGAGCGTCGCTTCGTCATAAGGGATACCAACAAAGCGATCCAGATCCTTCACCGATGCCGGTGGACGGTAAACGAGCTGCTCCACGTACTGGGGAATGAGTACCCTGCTGACGCCTGCGGGCATGTGAGACTCAATCGCACTGACCCTTTCCATCAGAACGCTCCAGGTGAGTTGAACGGGTTGTAGCGCAGGCGCACGGCTTGCTGGCGCATCACCGCGTCATAGCCGCACTGCGCGGTTGCCGTCTTGGTGTTCACGGAGACTTGGGTGATGGGCAGGATGTAGACCCGCTCGATAACGTCTGGGTCTGCTCGGTCGCTGATCATCAGCTTGGCCCTGACCACGTCGTAGGGCTGCAGGCTCTCCAGGTCGTCTGTGATGCCCCGGCCAATGTTGTCCAGCGTCAGGACCGCGCGCGGCGTCTGCCCGGACACGTCATCTGGCAGCTTGAAGCCGAACGGCACGCCGATGTACTCGATGCCGTTGCTAGTCCAGTTCTGGGTGTCGTTGACGATGCGCAGGGTGTCGGCAAATGACGGTGCGCTGACTTCCAGGAACAGCAGCGTGCCCGTGGTGTCAGTGACGCGCTGGCGGCGCTCGAGAAATGTGGTCATTCTAGATTCCAGAAACGACAAAGCCCGCGCATGCGGGCCGTGGGTCGGGGTAGCTGTGGGTCAGCGGAGGTATTCCATTACCACGCTGCGACTGGCGATGTAGAACCTAGGGGCCAATGGAGAGAGGCTCCCAATGCTGCCGCCTTCAAAGCGGGCAGTGATTGTTGCCCCGGTTCTTGGATGCTTCATCTGGAACCAGCCGATCCGCTTGATGGCATCGAAGTACCACGCCTCAAAGGCATCAACGTCTGCAGCCGAGCGAAAGAGCAGCCTCGCATTGAGTTTCACCAGCACCTGAGTGTTGATCAGGCGCTGCTTAGGCACGCCGCGCTCCATGTCGGTACGTTCGACAGCGGGGTCAAAGGATTCGGTGAATCCATCGGTCAGGATCTGGGCGTAGGTTGGGAACTCAGCCATTACACGCGCTCCTGAACGTCCAAGCGGGACTTAACCGCTGACAAAGTCTTCCCGCCACTTGAGAAGTCATCAGCCCAAGCGTCGATAACCATCTTAATCAGCGTTGAGCCATCCGGCTGGCGCTGGGCGGTGGCAGATGCCCTCACCGGCTCGCCCTTGTTCTCGACTTCGATCCTGATCTGCTGCGCGCCGCCCCCTGTCGCCGCCACTCCCAAGCGGCCATCGCTACCGCGCCTAAGCGGCATAATCGCCTCCGGTCCAGCCTCACCAAACACCCCCGCCCCCTTGGCGAAAGCGAAGAGCTGCGGGCTGTTGTAGACCCCGCCAGAGTATGCAGACAGGCTTGGCGAGTCGTAGACGCCACCCTTCGCATGGGGAGTCAGTCCGGCCGACAACCCCGCGTTGATGCCCTGCGTCCCACTGCTGACCAAGGAATTGCCAGTTGCCGTCACCCCGCCCCCCATCCATCCAGCCATCATGTTGCCGAACAAGCCGGTGATCATCTGCTTGGCCGCAATACGGGCAAGATCGGAAATAATCGAGTCAGCCAGGTCGGAGAACGACAGCTTGCCGGTCTTCACAAACTGGACGATTGAATCCTCTGCAGCTCCGAAGGCATTGGCGAACATGTCGCGGGATTGGCTCGCCACGTCTGCTGCAGAGAACAGGTAGTCCTCAAGGGCTGCATTCGCCCCCACTCGCCAGTCAGCCATCAAGGCCAAGCGCTGGTTCTGGAAGTCCCGCTCCACCTCCAGCATGCGTTCACGGCTTGCCCGAAGCGCAGCCTCCTGCTGGGTCCATGACTCCGAATCCTCCGCCACGCCGCGATCCCGAAGTTGCCTCAGCCCTTCTTCGTATTCACGGCTAATGTCCAACTGCCGCCGAAGCATGTCCACAGCGTCACCGCCTCGCCCGTAGCCCATCAGGTCCAAGGTGTTGGCACGAAGGCGGTTCTCCTCACTGACAGCAATCTGAGCATTCAACCTGGACAGCTGCTCCTTGGCCTTGACCTCGCGCTCATGCGCTGATGCCAGATCTCCACTGACGTCCAGCTCCTTCAGCATTGCGTTCAGTAGAGCGCGACGCTCTGGGCTTGCCTTGCTACCAAGGCTCAACAAATCCTGCTCCACCTGGATGCGTAGCCGCTGACTGGTGGTGAGCTTGGCCTCGCTCTGCAGCTGCTCCGTGTTCAACGCGATCTGCTGCTTAATCCGCTGGGCAAGGGCGATGGTGGGATCAATCGCCTTTGTCCCAGCCGACCGCTTCTCTGACTCCGCGAATCGCTGGCGCGAGGCTGCGATCTGCGCATCAATGTCGCTCTGCTTCTTGCCCAGCGCGTCGCCCGCCGCCTGAATCCGCTTTTCCTCAGCCTGCTGCTTTTCCTTCTTGCTGAGGTTTTGCCCATGCCACTTGTCCCATTCAGCCTCAGCTTTTTTCCTCTCCTCGCGCGCCTTGTCTACTGCCTCCTTCGCCCCGACAGGGTCAATCGCGTTGTCCCATGTGGAGGTTGCGGGGAATTGCTGGAGGCCCCCGTCAGCGACTTTTCCGCGAAGCCATTGTTTGCCAAGGGCGTTGGCAAGGGTTGCCCCTGATGACAGCCACCCATCAGGGATCAGCGATGCAGCATTCCCTTGGGCGAATCCGGCTCTGCGCAGTGCGCCAGATGCACTTACCTCACCACCTGCCCACAGCGAGTTAGAGAGCCTCTGCTTCTCAATCAGCTGGTCCAGCAGTTGCATGTAGACGCCAACTTCGCCCCATGCAGCCGAGGTGTCATCCTTGACATCTCGCCACCACTTCGAAAGCACCGAAAGAGTTTCGTCCGCCTTCTCGGCTACCTCATCTAAATGGAATCCATAGATGCGGACAGCCTCAGCTACCGCTTCCTGCTTCCTCCCCTCATCCTCCAAGGCAACAATTCGGTCGAGCTGCGCCTGCGTCAGGAAATGCTCCGTGCTCGTCAGTTCCAGCAGGGCATCCACAGGCGACTTGGCAATCGCTTCGAACTTGGAAACGGTCTTGTCAACTTCCTGTCCCGTCGAAACACTCATGCGTGCGGCCGCGCGCGACACTATGTCGAACTGCTCGCCAGCGAATTTCCCCGATGCAGCGACTTTCATCAGAGCATCAGAAGCTCCCCCGCGAGATATGCCAGCCACTGCATCAAGCCGCGCGACAAGCTCCTGGTAGTCGTCCGCTGCAACTCCGGCATAGCCGCCGGTGCTGATCAGCACCCTTTCGAACGCAGCCTGTTGCTCGACAGCAGAGTAGCCTGCGTACGCAACGGCAGCCAATGCACCTGCAGCTATCGTTGCCGGGTTGATCATGGCCGCAAGCTGCGTTCCAAGAGCCTGCGCAGCGGGGACGATGCCGCCGAACATGTCCTTCAGCTGGCCACCTTGCTGCAGAAGGACCGTCATTGGCCGCTGCCCGCCCTGCAGGCTGACGAAAATGTCCGTCATCTGCGCAGGCACGCCACGCATTGCGGCCGCCTGCTGCTTCAGGCTGACGCCGTACTTATTCAGCTCGGTGGTAGCGCCCTGCGCTGCCGTCTGATTCCTGGCAAGTTTCCTTGTGATCTCATCAAGCAACGGGCCGCTTGTGCGCAGAGCCGCCGAGTACGCAATCTGCTGCGCCTTGTTCATGCCGACAATGTCGGCCTGCTTGATCATGGTATCGATGCGACGCTTTTCCGCGCCCGCCAATTGCTGGTACTGCTGCTGAGCGGACGCGGACATGTCCGCAACTGATCGCTTCGCCGCTGTGATGGCCGAGTCGAACTGGGAGGTGTCAACCTCGATCTCAATCCGAGCAGTGCCGATGGGGGTATCGGTCATGGCTTTCCTTTGGGCAACAAAAAGCCCGCCAAGCGGCGGGCTGGTTCGATAAACGTCGCACTGGATCAAGTGCCCGAACGGGCCTCAATCCAGAACTTTACGGCCCATGCGGCTAAGCCGAGCCCTGCAATGACCATTGCAAGCAGCGCCAGGCTGGAGGCCCCCGAAGTACTCCCGGGCTGATCCGGAACCAACGACTTCACCGGCAACGGCGCGCCACATCCCGGGCAAGCCACCGCTTTATCGCTGACTTCTTTCCCGCATTCCGTGCATTTTATCAGTGCCACGTCTCAGGCCCCATTGCATTAGAGGGCCGATGGTAGCAAACCTACTTCTGACTGGACGAGGCGAACTCCGCGAGAGCCGCCGCTTCGATCACTCGGATGCCTGCCATCACTTCGTCCCGTTTTTCACCTTCAAGCCCCTCCCGATCCATCTCGTAGAAGACGACACCGTAGTCGAGGCCAACTGGGCCACCGGCACCAACGCGCCACTGGGTAGCGACCCTGCTGTAAATCTCGATAGGCAAGGCGCACTCCGGCCACAGGTCAACCTCGGGCGGCTGGAAGTGCTTGGCCTTGAGGCCTGATCCTGCAAGCTCGGCCTCGGTGGGGGCGCGCCAGTACATCGCCCCCACCGCCTCTGTCAGTTTCCCTTGCGGGCGACCTGCACTGCCTGGGCATAGCCGTGGATGATGGCCGAATCCAAGCCGATCTGATGCTGCAGGGCCAGTTCCACGCCCTCGGTATCCAGATCCACGTCCGCGTCCCACTCGGCGACCATGTCGAGGATGACTTGCGCCGGGGTCAACTCGCCCCCGGCCAGCTTGTCTACCAGCGCCTTATAGGCGTCCTTGAGCAGGTGGCGATACTTGAGCTTCAGCTTCTGCTCTCGGCCCTGACCAACGATGGTCAGGGTTGCGTCGAACACTTCCGGCGCTTTGACCTTGAACATTACTCAGCCTCCACCAGCGTTGCCTCACCCTGCGAAGTGAAGGTCAGTTGATTTTGCATCGGGTTGTTGGCATTCATCGACGGATTCGAGTTGAAAGCCAAGTAGCCGTATCGGTAGATTTCGTCACCGTCAGACAGCTTGCACCGCAGGACAACCGGGGCGCGCTTAACCGCCGCCGCCTTCAGGGCTGCATACCACGGCTTCTTCGGGTCGTAGTAGAGCGGAAGGGTCAGCTTCTCGGCCGTGAGGCCAATCGGAATGCTGATCTCGCGCCCGAGGGGGTCTTCCAGAAGCGTGCCCGTCCACTCCTTCGACTCGCCGCCCGACGTGGACGGGTCGCCCTGCTGGTCAACATCCACGAAGCTCGATGCCTTGTAGAAGGTCGCAGCTGCCTTGCCAGCTGGGAACAGGGTCACGTCGGAGGTGTCCAGGCCGCGCAATGGGACGTCACCAGCACTGACCTCACCTGCGACGGTGACAGAGTTGTTGATGAGGGGCCAACCCGATGCGATCACCAGGACGTCATCGGTCGCTACCGCGCCAGTCGTGACTGTTGCCTCTGCCGGGTTTGCATTGGAGATGGCCGATACGGGGATGGCCGCAGACAACGCGGTGGAGATGCCGAACACCGAACCATTCGGGAACTTGAGTGCCATTCTTGATTACCTCGCTGGGTCAATAAAAAACCCGGCGAGTGCCGGGCGGTGGTGGTTGCTCACGGGTCCGGATACCAGAACCCGAAGTCTTGTCTTGCGCTGTATTTCTTGATTGCGTCTTCGTAGCCGCCGACCATCGCGCCGAACGGCTCCGCGTTCCGCAGACCGATGCAGATTGCTCCCTCTATCCGGCGCATCAGCTGGTTGGCCTGCAGTCGGGTTTCAGCCCATACCGTGATCTGCACGCGGGCGTGCTTGTGGCCTGGCATCGCGCCTTCGCGGAACCACAACGACTGGCCGCCGACCTGCTGGTAGACGCCGCAGGGATACTTCGGCGCATCTGGCGGAACGTCGGGGAAGAACTTCCCGTCCAGCAACGGTCCAATCAGGCCCGAAAGGGTGGCCTCATAGGTCATCAGCACCTCCCCCGGCCAGCAGCTCGGGCAATCGTTCGCGCCCTCGTGCCAGCATCGCCTCCTTCGCCAGGGCCATTCCGCTGTCCAGCGCAGGACGTAGGAATGGTTTTGCCGGAACCCACTTTGGTGCCGCCAGCTGAGCGCCTATGTACCAGTTGCCGTCCTTGCCCTTGTAGCGGGCGTGGGTCTGCCAGTGCCCAAACTCGATCAAGTGCCCGTGAGGGGCCTTCTTTGCGTTCCAGCTGACCGCATAGACCTGCTTTGCGGTCGTAGACGCCTTGTCACGGTAGGCCAGGTAGATGGATCGCTGAAGGCCGCCAGGATTCTTGCTGCCTCCTTCATCCGTCCCCACTGGCGCGCGCATCTTGGCCTCATCCCGAAGCACCTTCCCGCCCGCGACGGCCATGGACCGGGCAAGCTTGGCGCGAACTTCACTCAGCTTGTCCAGCCCTGCCACGGCATCCTTGAAGTCAACGTTCGCCTTGATGGTCATCCGCTGTTCCCACCCTGCTCGGTCAAGATGTAGGCCGCCTGCCTGTCCTTCAGATCCCGCGTAACACCCTTTACGTCGAAGATCAGGCCGTCGTAGACGATTCGCATGCCCGCATCGATGCCCAGGCGGCTGATGGCCTCAAACCGCACCTTGAAGCTGTACCGCGCGATGGACGCAGGAACGCCGCCTTGCAGGCTGGAGCGGATCGCGCCCAACCCTGTCTCACCGGCGATGCCCGCCCATAGGTGATCGACCAATTCCCAGCCCTGCACCGGCTGCCCTGCTGCGTCTTGCCCAGCCCCGGGACGCTCGATACGGATTCGCCGGTTCAGTTCGCCCGCTCTCATGGTCCCATCACCCTCCGATACGGCCGCAGTAGGGCCTTAGCGCCTTGCGGCAACTCCGCGACCGATACACCCGTCACCACATCCTCGCGGTTGGCATACAGGTGCCCAAGCGTTAGCCGGATCGCGGCCAGGATGCTGCCATTGGCCACAATCCCTGCCATGATCCTGCCCGCCTGCAGCTGCCACGCTCCCATCCGGCTTTCCGCTACGGATAGGATGGCCGCTGCCTTGGCCGTGCCAGCCTCCGCAGCCGCCTCAACCGCCGCCGTCTCGTACGCTTGGGAGGCATTGGCCGCGCCATCAGGCAGGGAATCCAGTGCAGCATCCAACCCTTCCTGATCGGCATACAACGATCTGTTGAGGTATGCCGCCGCCGCGTCCTCGGCAGATGCCAGTAGGTCGCCAAGAAGCGCGTCATCGTGCTCACCGTCTGCCCGACATTGTTGGCGGCACTGCTCGATGGTCAGCAGCGGCATGGGTTACTCCTTCTTGCCTTCGGCCAGAGCGGCCGCGAGCTTGTCCACACCCCAGCTCTTTTTGTGCTCAATGCCAGCCGCTTCCAGCTTGGCGATAAGCTCCGCCTTGTCTTCCTGTCCGGGGCCTCCAGAGGGATTGCCTTCAGCCAGCGCGCCGGACGCGCGGGCACCTGCCTCCAGTTCAGGCGGACATTCGTCGCCCGGCTGGTATTGGATCGGGTAGATCTCGCCAACGGGGACACCCCGGAAGGCCTTGGTCAGCTTTGCCATCTTCGTCCTCGCAAAGAGGGAGGGCGACCCTGCGGCCGCCCTCCTGGCAGTTACGGTGCGTCCGCGCCGATCTTCAGCGCACGCATCGGTTCGGGGTTGTGCACGCCGCCACCCACACGCTTGGTGGTGTAGAAGTGCACGAACGGCTTGTTGGTGAACGGATCACGCAGCACACGCACACCCTTGCGGTCGTAAACCGTGTAGGTCTGCTTGAAGTCACCGAACAGCGCACCGATGGCGTTGGCCGCCACGTCCGGGATAGCCGCCACGTCCTGCACCGCGAAGCCCAGCAGAGTGGACGGCTGACCTGCAATCAGCGAAGGCTGCCACAGGTAGTTGCCTTCGGTGTCCTTCAGCTTGCGCACCGAGCCCATCGTTTTCCGGTTCATGGCGAAGCGAGCGTTCGCCGTGTACGCCGACGGCAGGTCGTAGACCAGGTCGATCAAGCCATCGCCAGTAATGGCCGCTGCGGCGCCGCTGTTCACCGCCTTGATCGCACCGAACGGGTGCTTCGCAGCGTTGGCACCGCCCTCGACGTAGGTCAGGATGCCGAACGGCTTGTTCACGCCATTGCCGGCGAAGAAGCCTGCGCCTTCCTGCTTGGAGAACTCAACGTCCACCTCACCGGCCAGCCATGCCTCCAGGTCGATCTCCGAATCATCCAGCAACTGCTGCGTTGCGGCCGGGTTCGCATACAGCTCGCCCCAACCGAAACCCAGCGACTTGAACTTCGGGCCAGCGGTTTCCGGGCGGGCGTCCTCTTCGCCGACCCAGCCGGACGCGGTTCCGCCCATATTGAACAGCTTGGTCAGGCCAGCGCCCGAGCACGGAACGACGTTGGCCAACTGGCGCATATCCGAAAGGATCACCAGGCGGTCGGTGATGGTGCGGTCCCACTCGACCGGGGCCAAGTAGCCACCGTCATCGGCCACACCCTTGTTCATGGCCGCCTGCACTTCGCCCTTGCGGAAGTGTGCCGAGAACGCGCCGCTGTACTCGGCATCTGCCAGGCCGCCTCCGGCTGCACCGCCGCCCATCTGGAGCGCAGCCAGCTGGGTGTTGGCAGCATCCACCGCTGCCTGCAGCCGGGTGACTTCGCTGTTGATGTTGTCCACCTTCAGCGCCTGGAGGGCGTCGGCGTTGCCCTTCTTCACCTCCTCCAGCTGCTGGTTGTGCTCTGCCTTGAAGTCGGCAAATGCCTTGTTCAGCGCCTCGACCAGGGCGTTTACGTCGGGCGGGTTGCCGCCGTCAGCGCGCACGGAAATGAGACCGCGAGTGACGCGGCCTTTCTGCATATTGCTCATTGAATACCTCGCTTACGCTTTCATGGTGTTCAGCAGACCCTGCAACAGGGCTGCCGTCTGGGTGTCGCCAGCGCACGGCGTGGCAGATTCGGCAGCGCGCGGCTTGCCGGAAAACAGGTCTTTCAGGAGATCTCGGCGGTCGGCGCGCGAGTACCCAGCCTTCGTCAGGCTGGCCTCGACCATCGCCAGCGCCTTCGCCGGGGCCTTAGCCTTGTCGCGGCTCACCTTGGCAGGGGCCAGACGTGCGTCTGCGAAACCCTTGCTGATCGCGTCGTCCACCGACAGGAACGTCTCCGCGTCCATCAGGGCCGCGACCTTCGCAGCGTCCATGCCGGACCGGCTGGCATAGACCGATGCCATGTCTTGGTCCAGTGGTTCCAGCATCGCCATGGCCTTTGCCATATCGTGCCGGTTGCCTACGGCAACGCCCCATGCGTTATGGATCATGATCCGCGAGTGGTCCGCCATCAGGATTCGGTCGCCCGCCATAGCAATGACCGACGCCGCCGAAGCGGCCATGCTCAGGACGTGGACGGTTACTTCGCCAGCGTGCTGCCGCAGCAGGTTATAGATCCCCAGACCCTCGAAGTAGTCGCCGCCGGGCGAGTTGATGTTGACGGTCACTGCGCGCGGCCCGATGGAACGCAGCGCTGCAGCAATGGATCGGGAGGTGATTCCCTGGCCATCGATGCCCTGGCCGATCCGGCCATAGATAGAAATCGAGGTCGAAGGGTCCATCGACGCAGCCTGCAGCTCAGGCTGCCACGCGTCGATTGCATCCTCGCGCACATCGAATTGCATACCGGCCAGGCCAGCATCGGCACGGATTTCAGGCAGATTCCGGAGGCTCATCGGGCTTTCCTTTCTGGGTCATGGGGTTGCGCAGCTCGTTGGTGCCGGGCTGATCGGATTCGGGGTAGTCGAGCAGGTCGCGGACTTCGTTCTGCGTGTGCCATGGAGAGGTGCCGCCTGCGCCAAGCGCCTTGGCGAAGAAGTCCGCCTGATCCTTCAACGTGCCGCGCATCAGTGCCCGGACATTGAACTTCGCCTGGTAACGCTCGAGCTCGTGCTCCTGAAGGAGCGTGCGCTCGATGGCCTGCTCCCAGTTCGTGAAGTGCTCCAGCATCGTGTACTGGAGGAAGAAGATTCCAAGCTGCTCGATGCCACTGCCCCAGCTCGTGTCATCCATGAACAGGAGCGGCCGGGGGACGCCGAACAAACGCGCCACCTCTCCAACTTGCGCGTTCCTGTTTTCGACGTGCTGGGCCTCCTGGGCGGTGCTACCGAACTTGTTGGCCTTGGCGTTCTCTTCCAGGAGCATCCAGCGCTGTGCTGCCGCTGCCCCTGCGAAGTCGGTATCCAATGACTCGCGCATGCGGCTGTACGCCGCATCGCTAAGCGCGTTCGGCACCTCGATAGCACCGCCTGCCATGTTGCCGGTCTCAAAGATCCGGCTCGCGGCTCGCTCCGCGTCCAGCGCCAGGCGAATTGCCCGGTCTGCCAGCTTCATGCGCGACAGCCCCGTAACGCCATCGATGGAGAGGTCTCGCAGGTGGAATACCTCCTCCTGCTTCAAGACGATCTCGCCCCGCTTCTTGGAGTTGTAGCGATAGACCATCTTCCAGTCGTCGCCCAGCTCCGCGCGGACCGCCAAGCTGTCCATCGGAATCAGGTGGATGGGGCGACCGGCCGACCACACCACGCGCGCGTAGGCGTCGCCGTGGCGCTGCTTAGCCAGCTCCATCTGCCGCTTGAACTCCAGCGGCGTCTGCCAGGGGTTTGGCTTTCGCTTCAGCAGCCGGTGGACTGGATGCTCCGACGCTACACGCTTCTCTGGGCCAGCCTCTATCAGGCTGATGGGCAGCATCCCGACCGTTCCGCAGATCAGAGACACACAGCGCAGGACCGCCATGTTCCGCAGCTGGAAGCTGTCGTGTGCCCCGCCCTGCCCTGCCCGGATGAACTCAAGCAGCGCCGGATCATCCATTCCGGTGAACTGCCGCGACTCTGCGCGCACCGGCTTGCCGCCATGGTCTCCGCGCCAGATGCGATCCAGCGCAGCCATGGAGTTCTCATTGAACCTGCTCATTGGCTTCCTTATAGAAATCTGATGCCGCGCTTCTCGTAGACGGAGATCACCTCGCCGCCACTCGCGTTCGCCGCGCCTATCGCCATGCACAGCGCCACAGCGGCGTCGATCTTGTTGATGGATCGGGCCTTATCCAGCCACTTGTTCTCCCACTTGTCGCTTTCCACCACGGCGCTCATCAGGGCTGAAACCAAGACTGGGTTTCGCTTCAGGCGGATGCGCCCTTCCAAAAGGGCCTCCTCCAGCAGACGTAGCGAACCGGGCATCCACATGCCTTCGGGCGCTGGCTCTCCACGAGCCTTGGCAGCCTTGACCGCCTCTTCCAGCGGCTTACCTTTGCGGGTGCCGCCCTGGGGATGCTCGGCGAACGGCAACGAAAGCCCGATCTCCCTGGCCTCGTTCTCAAACTTGAGGAACGCATAGCGGTCGTATGCGACCAGGCCGATCTCGAACTTGTCGTTGTATTCCGACAGCGTCTGCGCGACGTGCCGGAAGTTGATCGACTGGCCCTGCGGTGCATGGATATGCCCGGCCTTGGCCCACACCTCATACGGCAGCTTGTCCCGGAGCTGCCGCGCCGCAAGCGTGTCGCCCGGCGTCCAGGCCTCGATCCAAGCATCGTAGGTCGGCTTGGAAACGATCTTCTTCTGGCCCTTTACCTCAACCTCAACCTCAACCGCCCCCGTCTCCACCACCGAGGCCATCGCGGTTATGTCGCGAACCTGCGACAGGTCCAAACCGTTATAGATGCGCTTGCCGTGGTGTTCGGCCACGTCGAAATCGACCAGCGCGGGTTCCAGTGTCGCCCGCGCCATCCACGCCGTTTCCGCATCGGTCCAGATGCAGAAATGCAGGCGAAGAATGCCGTTCAACGAGCCGGGGATCGCCTTTGCCTGCGCAACCACCTCTGCGAGGTATTCCTCGGTGATCGTCACCCCAAGCAGAGGGTTGGCCTTCGCCCAACACGTCGGATCTTCCAGTGGGTCGTCGCCCTCATCGAGGGAGCAGACATAGCTGAAGGTCGTGTCGTCCAGCGGCTCGCCGATGAACGTCGGGTCGTTGACCGCTTCGGTATGACCCGCCGCCACCTTTACCGCATGCTCGTGCTCCTCCCATGCCACGCTATTCCGGTCGCTGCCGGAGTTGGTAATCATGAACAGCAGGGGCTGACGCCGAAACTTGAAGCCACGCTCCAGCATCTCGATGGTCTTGCGATCCGGCAGCTCGTGGACCTCATCGGCCAGAACGAAGTACGGACGCGGGCCCGAACCCGTCTTACCGGTGTCGCGCGATACCGGCCTGAAGAAGCTCCCGCTCTTGTGGTGCGCGATGTTGTATTCCCGGCCCTCGCCGCCAGAGAACTCCAGGCGCTTCATCAGCGCGCCGGAGGCCTTGACCATCTTCACCGCGTCGGCGAACAGGATGCCCGCCTGCTCCTTCTTCGCGGCTGCGGCGTAGATCTGCGCGCCAGCCTCCCCGTCCGCCGTCATGCCATAGAGGCCAATACCGCCAGCCATCGGGGATTTTCCGTTGCCCTTGCCCTGCTCGATGTAGGCGCGTCGGAAACGCCGCCGCCCGTCCGCCTTCTTCCACCCGAACAGCGAGCCGAGTACGAAGGCTTGCGATGCGTGGAGCTGGAAGGCCTTGCCCTCAAACTGCCCCTCGCTCAGCTTGAGGACGCCCTCGAAGTAGTTGAAAACGCGCTCTGCCGCTTCCTGGTCGAAGTACAGGCCGCGCTTGTGCGCATCCTGCAGGTCTTTCAGGTGGCGGCGGCAAGCGTTGCGGACGTGCGGCCCCGCGACGATCTCTCCAGCCAGCACCGCATGCGCGTATGCGCTCGTTCGATCAGCTGAAGAACTTTTCGTCCGGGTCTTGGTCCTCGTCGCCGCCATGATTCACTTTCGTCTCGTCAACCGGCGTAGCGCCGAGCTTGGACAGGAGCGAGCCCAGCGCCTGCAGCGCCGAAACACCAATGTCCGCATCCGTCTCCATGCGAGCAGCCAAGATGCATACCTGGCGCAACAGCAGCCGATGACCGGCGTGCAACCAAGGCATGTTTTCGGCCTGCTCCCGCCACACCGCGATCTGCGGTTTTGTCATTCCCTTGTAGGGCTGGCCGATGGCCTTGACCTTCTTCGGCGTCTTGCGGTCCTTGTGCCGTTTCGGGTTCTTTGCCGCTGCGCCTGAAACTGCAGCTTTTGCAGCTGGTGTCCTTGGATTTGCCATTTTTCACCCCTCAGAGGGGTCGTCTTTCCAACTGTGGATGCGCGAAGAAAGGAGGGCAGTCGGTGTAGGGGGTAAATCGCCCCATACTTTTGCCCCCCCTCCGTATGTCCTACCTGCGACCGGCGCTCCGTGGAACATTCGGCCTTTGGACCCCTTCGGAGCGACGGTTCCACGCCGGGCCTGCATCTATCGGCCAACCATCGTCATCGCACCCCTTGAGCTGCGTTGCACCGCGCTCGATGCGCGCCGTATCGCCGTTGTGGCAATCGTTGCACTGGCTGTCGAACGGACCAGCCCAGAACTGCTCTTCGGTCTCTCCATCTGGATGACCCAGCGTGTGGTTGCACACGGTTGCCTCAGTCACTCGACCACGCTTGGCGCACATGCTGCATAGCGGCTCCCGCTCAAGCTGAGCACGACGCAACCTCTTCCATCTGCCTGAGCCATACAGGTGCTTGAACTGGGTTCCGCCTCTCTGTCTCATTGGTCAGACCTACCCCATGACCCAATCGCCGATATCCCGCCCGTCCGCTCGGGTGGAGTCGGACTCCACGTGGCACCTCATGAGCTGCGGCCCTCTGGCTTCACCTCGCGCCAATACAGCGCGCGACGAGCCCAGTACTCCACCCGCTCCGTATTGGGCCTGAGTCCAGTCAGATGGGCCGTGAGGATTACTCCCCGGACGTACCACTTCCACCACCAGCGGAAGCACAGCTGTCCAGTCACCTGCGCCATGTTCACTCCCACAAAAAAGCCCCGGGGCTGCCGGGGCTCTTGGTTGCTTGATTGTCCTGGGCGCTTACGCGTCTACCACCGACAGCTCCAGGCGTTTGCCCAGGGCGCTCAGTGCATCGGCGATGGCGTCCACCTTCGTTGCATGGCTCAGGTTCACCGTGCGATTGACCGCTTGCGGTGAGGTGCCCAGCCTGCGCGCCAGCTCAGCCGGCGTAACCTTCTGGGCCAGCATCTCGTTCAGCAGCAGCACCTTCGCAGAGAAGGCCGCAGCCAGCGGGATACCCACCTCACCACGTCCCACCTCGCTCGGCAGCGGAACCTGCCTGCCGTCCTCGAAGTAGAACTCCATTGCGGTTGCGAGGGCATCGGCAGCCATCGCAATGGCCTCCTCCCTCGTATCGCCCTGCGTGATCGCCTCCGGGATATCCCGGAACGTCACAACGAACCCACCGTCTTCCGGTGCGAGTTTTGCTGGATAGAGCATGTGATCAGATGAATCTTGCGAGTCCAAGTTACCGCCCCTTATCGGGGCGGCTCCTCGATGCCCAGCTGTTTGAGGATGGCCTTCCGTGTGCCTTCCTTTAGTTCAGCTGCGTGCCTTGGCAGTGTTGATCGCTTATCCCTGTAGATCAGCTTGGTGTGATTGGCTCCTTCCTTCATCACCACGCCTTGGGACTGCAACCACCGCCTAAACTCGCTTGTCTTCATCAGCCTCCTAACGTTGTCTTGTTGGGAGTAAGTATAAACACATTTGTTTATGTGTCAACACTTTTGTTTATAGCTGTTTGGCATCAGCGGGAGCGGCAAGCGCCTGATACCGGTCAATCACTTCGTCTCGCTCGGACTGGACTGACTCGACGTCCCGAACAATTCGCGCCGCACTCTCGCGGCGTAGTCGGTCTTGTCCTGCAGCTTCTGCGGCAGTGGCTGCACGCTCGGACAGACGGTCGGTTTCACATTGGCCCCACAGCTGGGAAAGCCTGCCGTGATCCCCACCATTGCCAGCAGAAGCCAGCCTCTTGTCATAGTCCGCATTGATCTGCGCCTCTCTCTTGTCTGCCGTGTCGCCTGCCGCTTGCTGGGCCTGGGATTGCTTCTGCTCTACCGCCCTGGCCTGCTGCTCTGCCTGCACTTGCCCGGCCAGCTGCTTTACTTCCTGCTTGCCTGCGGCAATCTCGGCGCTGCGGTCCCGCCACTCCCTGCCCAGAAGGCAGCCAGCGAGGAACAGCAGCAGCCCTGCGAGGATCTGGGCGCGGGTCATGCTGCAGCCAGCTTTCGGCGATCAAGCACCAAGTCACCGTAGCCAGCGCCCCAACGGGTATAGACCCATAGTCGCCAGCCAATGCACGGCTCGGCCAGCAATTCGAGTTGCACCAAGCTAAAGCTCACCAGCCTCCACCACGGCCACACCTGCGGACCATGTGCCGGGTGCAGGTCGGGCCGAAAGTGGGCAAGGCTGCCGTTCAAACGAATGCGCATCTCAAACCTCCACGCCCACAAGGGCTTTCATGGGTCCATTCCTATGTCGCCGCGCCAGTACGCCAGCGCGGCAACGATCAGGCCGGCCAGCAGGCCAATGCCCAGGTACATCACGGCGGCTCCGGTGGGATCACCGCCCCCAGCCCGCGAAGCAGGCCTTCCAGCGTCTGCACCCGCATACGAAGCCGGTGCGCCTCTTCCTGCGCCTCACGCCGCAGCTTGATTTCCTCGTCCAGCTGCGTGCCCATCCTGGCCTGCGATTGCTCCAACCGGTCGATGCGTTCCGTCAGCCCGCTTACCAGGGTCACGTTGGCATCCGTCTCGGTCCGCTCCTTCTTGCGGCTGTTGATGACGCCCCATATCTCCCGCACTGCCCAGAGAGCGAAGGCACCGCCGGCGGCCCACCAGGGTGCGGTCGTCGGATCACCGTCCATCAGGCCAAGGCCTGGCGCACGCCAGCCTCGATCACCGCGTTGTCCCAGAACAGGCCGCCGTTCTCGTGTCGGGCAATGGCAGTCACCATGCGCTGCAGCGGCACCTGCTTGTTGAGGCTGACAATCTCGCGGCTGCCAACCCCGACCTCGCGGGCCACCTGGGCGATGTAGGCCTCGGTGTTGTTCTCCACCGGCGGAGCCCAGCGGTTGATCATGTCGCGGACTGTCCGCAGACCGTGCTTGCTCTGGTAGGTCAGCAGCGTCTTGGCCAGCGCGCGGAAACCTGCCTGCGGTGTCTCGAACACACAAAAGCGCTTCTCGCTCGCCAGTGCCGCCGCACTGCGGTCCTCGCCTCGCCACACGGTCGCGGTACGGTCCAGGTTCCCCGGGTTGTTATTGCGGACGCCGCGCGGCTCCTGCTTGTTGCTCATGGGTGAATCCCCTGTATGGCTAAAGGTGCCCGTCACCGCAGCCCGGCTGGGCTCAGTCGTTGTTCCGGTGAGAGTGGACGGGCGTAGAAGAACCGATCACCACCGCTGCCTGGTGCCATACCAGCAATGGCGGAACTGGCGCGCTCACGCGCGGCACCGGCCCCAAACGCTTCACAGCGTGCGGCGGGCTTTGCGGTGCAGTGGTGATCGGATTGAAAAGAAAAAGCCCGGCTTGTGCCGGGCTTTCGTCGCGTGATGGTAGAAATGTAGCGGAGAACTTGCGCAGGCTTCACCTGCGCACCATGCGCGACGATCTCACGAAGTCCCCCGACCCATACCCGCTGAGTGCGACTATGGTTCCTTACCTACCGCTCCCTCAGTTGAAAATCCTTGGGCGTTCTAGAAAACCCAAGACTTGGGATACGAACTCTTTCAGTTCTTCAGGACAGTTCCCACTATGGAGCTCCTTCAAAGCGGACTGATTCCATCTATTCCCCTTCGGCCGTTGGAGCTTCATCCAAGACTCCAGTTCACCGCACGGGACAACGAAAAGTCCGAGATTCGCCAACCGCTCAAGGAGCTCGCGAGCCTGACCATTGCCGTCCCCCTCCAATGCAGCAAGCCCGAACTTCTTTGCCCGATCCCACTTATTCGCACCCGCTCTCGCCATCGAACTCAAGGCTCTTCTAGCTGCTCGAAGGTCGGCATCTGGCTGATCAAGCCAATTCGCCACATTTCCCTTCAACTCCCGCAGCGTTTGCTCTTGGCTTTTTACCTCAATAGCTGCGGAAATCTCTGACCGAAGCACCTTACTAGCAGAAGCAAGATCGTTCCCAGTAAGACCGTTCACTACCCCGTCTAGTGTCCCTGCGGAGTTCAGTATGTCGAAGTCGGCAATTACACAAACAGGCGTGCCAGATTCTCGCAACAAGGCTGCAGGAGACTTTGCCGCATCTTTCCCGTTGCTGTGGATGAAGAGGAAATCTTCCGCTTGCCGCCCAGGATGGAAGCGTTGCGCCACCATTTGGTAAACAGAACGATCAGGATCACCCTCACAGATCACGACACCCTTGTGAAACAAAGAGTCCAGAACTGGTTGGCTCGAAAGCAACGGGGATTCAATCAGCTGAGCTGTGATGGTGGAAGGAACTCGGTGAAAAGATGTGATGGTGTCGGTGCGATTAAGCCTAAGGATCGTGGTGTCACCGCCCGACGAGCTTAGACCTGCCAAGAAGTCTGCGCTATGGGTCGCGACAATAATCTGGCCAGATCTGGTGGCAGCTTGGGAGCCCACCCAGCGCCCAAGTGCACGAGCTTGCGCAGGGTGAAGGAATGCCTCCGGTTCATCCAACAGCAGCACGCGATCGGGATATGTAAGAAGTGCTAACGCAACTCCTGCAAATGATCGGAATCCGTCACCTTGCTTCTCGAGCTCCGCGGCCCCCTCCATCTTCTTATCTAACTCAACCCGGCTCTCTGGAATGTCGCCGAAGTCCTGCGAGACCCTCAGGTACAGCCTGACCATGCCACCCCAATCTAGGGCGATGTCCGTCTTGAAGGCCGCTTGGAACGCGTCACGGAGTTGGTCTCTAACCTCCGTACCGGCTACGAGCAGTGACTGCAGTGCATTGGAAGGATCGTCGCTGCGCGGATCGAAGCTTGGACAGTTTCGGGTCAGTGTGAACCTCGCCTCAGCTCCTAAATAAGCAATCAGGGCCGTACCAAGAGACCGCAGGACTTCTTGGGTAGAAGCTGGATCATCCGGTTCGATTGCATTGAACCAGGAATTCGGCGGCTCAAACAGAAATTGCGTAACAAGATCATCCTGTACGCCGATCACCTTGAGATTTTCGATGAAACGATCGTGGGGCCGAATCCGCACTCCCTTTTTTAGTTCAGCCACCGTAGGCAGCGTAGAAACGATCTCTTCTAGAACGACCAATCGCCCTGAAACGCCGGTTTTGGTGTATTCCTTGATGTCTTTTAGGGTCTGAGACTTCCCACAGTTGTTTGGCCCTACAAGGACAGTTAGTTGGCCTAACTCAATCGCTGGGCCGCCTTTGGGTAGGATTGAGTGAATTCGATACGGCACCTCCATTGCCTCCAAGCATCAGGGGATCGTAAAGATTATTGGCGATCTGACAACGTCTAGGCAATTGTTCCATTTCTAACCGCGCAGCCCTGCTGTTCCTAGCTGCCCGGCATCAACATAGGTGAGGGCACCTATACGCAAGCGTCTTACGAACTTAAGTACGCAAGCGTCTTACGAACTTAAGAACGCCGGCTCTTTTCACCGGAAGTATCCCCTTCTCCTCGTGATTCGGATTCCAGTGCTTTCCCGAAACTGCGGGCGGCACTTTCCTCTGCCTCCATCAGCTGTGTAAGCAACCAATCGACGACCGGCGCCCAGAATTGTCGATAGCCTGACTCGCTAACCCCCAAAGCCGCCGCGCGCTCGCGGTTGCTAAGACGCTCCCCCTTCATGTACCCGATAACCACTGCAACAATCTGCGGCATACGCTCCTCCAATCGCTCCGGGAGTAACTGCTCGCGAGTCACTGCAGCGCGCGCTTTCAGGACGCCAAGGTTGCGCTGGCTACCCACGTCTCTGTCCCGGTGAAACTTTGCCATGCATTCAGCAATACCCCACGTGGTCCGTGCGTCATGGTAGGCACGCGAGCGACGGTTGCGTTCTTCCAATGCCAAACGCGTGATTCCCTCAAAGGCACGTACGATGTCCGCTCTGCTCGGCTCCGGTCCGTACAGCAGCTCTAACAAGTTGCGACCAAGGCCTGCTGGCACCATACCGAGCGCCCCAGCGATATCGATGTTGGTCAGGGCATCTACTCCACCACCAGTGCCAGCACCCGCATCCAGGCGGAACGAGGAGGCGTGAAACCTCGCCAGTAGCTCACGTACGTTCTTCATGCTGCTTTCCTCAGTTCATTCACGTGGGTCTGTTGTTCGATCAAGTCGTCGTCGCTGCCGTAGGTTTCGTGGAATACACGGGAGCCATCCATCAAGCTCGGGCCGTAGACCGCCCTGGTCTGGGCAAGGGTCTTGCCCTCATTGGGGTGCCTGCGGTGGTGCCAGACACACAGCGCGTACCCGAACATGTGGCCGCGACGCCGGTTCCCCCTCTTGGCGTGGTTGTAGTCGCAGCCGTAGACCACGCGGTGCGCGGACAGAAGGCCGGCCATCTGGAGCACCAGGCAAGCCATGCATGGCCCAACCTTCGCCAGTTCGATGCGCTCAGACTCGGCTGCAGTCGGTGTTCCGGTGGAGTGCTGCATCGCCATCAGTCGAACCCAAGCTCCTGGGCAGCGCGCGCCATTGCGGCAGCCGCCGTTTCCCGGTTGGTCACGCTGGGCGAGGACGGCCTCTCGTGAACCAGCGCCGGGACTGCGGCAGGGAGCGCTCCGCCGGCGGAGACGTGCTGCATTGCTTGGCTGAAGGCGGCGGCTACCATTCGGGACTGCTGGTAGCCGTCCGCGGCGTTGAACGCGTGCAGGTCCATCAGCGAACGAACCAGCACGGAAAACGGACTACGGTCCTGTCCGGGGCGCAGCTCCTGCTCCACCTGCGGCAGCGATGGCAGGCCCAAGCACAGCGCGCGGAACTCGCCCGGGGTTGGTGGCCACTTCAGGCCCATGCGCATGCAAGCCGCCATGCCCTCGCCTAGCTGGCGCGGGAGCAGACCTTTCAGCGCGAGCGCCCAAGTCTCACCGGCCACAGTCAGCGGACCGTCCGTACTGGCAGGCGCCAGACCGTTGGCGTGCTTCCACTTGCCCGGGAACATCGCCTCCATGCGCTCCCACAGGTTCCACAGCGCATCCATGGCGCGCTGGCTGGGCTCAGCCGACAACGGCGAACTCGGCATCGATGACCTCGCCTGCCGGGCGGCCTCGTCCTGCTCCGCCCTGGCCGCCAGCGCTGCCACTGCCGTGGCGGCGTTCGTACTCGGCGCGTGCTTGGGCGACTCCGGCGGCAGAACCTTCTGCAGTTGATCCATGGGCGTTGGCTCCAGATTTCGGGATGACGGGCAACGACAGGCCGGCGGCCATAGCGTCGCGGAGGGATTGATTCGGGTCGCCGCCCGACGCGGCCAAGGTTTTCAGCGTGGGCAGGATCTGCAGCCAGCCCTGCACCGAGAGCGTCCGGCCGGATACCCGTCGATGCCGCACGAACTGGGCAAGCACCTCGTGGTCGATCCAGTCCGGCAACGAACCGAGCGGCGATATCTCGCGATCGATGTCAGCCGCGGTGAGCCCGCTTCCACACACGCGGTGTGTGTTCTGACGGTTCCCTTTAGTTTCTGACGGTTCCGTGTCCCGTTTTTGGGACTGTTTCGCGGAAAAACGGGACTGTTTCGCGGAAAAACGGGACTGTTTGGAGGGAAAAACGGGACTCTTTCCGTTACTTTTTGGGACTGTTCCGTTTTCGGTACTGTTCCGCTTTTGGGACTGTTCCGTTTTCGGTACTGTTTCAGCTTGTTGACCAGCGAGCAGCCGGTAGACGATCACCTGCTTCGTGTCGCCCATGCGACGGCCACTGTCCTCGATGAAACCCAGCTCACGCAGGCGCACGAGATTGGCTAGGACGGTCTTGCGGTCCTGCCCTGTCGCCTCAGCCAGATAGGCCACGGACGGGTAAGCAAGCCACGTGTCGCCGCTCGCACAGTTCGCCAGCACCGTCAGCACGAACTTGGCTGAGGAATGCTTGATCGGCAGCTTCAGTGCCCAGGTGATCGCTTCGACGCTCATGGCGAAGGCCCTATAGGTCGTTGCATCGGGGAATCTCTCTGTGTCACGCCATTGCTCCTACTTCCTCCTGCAAACCCGCATCCCTCAACCGTGCAGGATTTCGGCTGTCCCACCAGGAGCTACCCGGCGGTTAGAGGGGCGGGATTCGGTTATTGGCTCTTGCCAGCGTCGGCCGCGTCTTCGTCGGCCTTTGCCAGTACGGCGAAAGCCCGGTATTTCCTGATCTGATCCTTCAGCGAGCGAATGCGATTGAGCTGCTGATGGCGTGCCGGCCCGCGCGGCAAAAGCTCCTCCTCCAGGGTCTCGACCGTCTTTTCCAGCTCGTCGGCCTTGTTGGTGAGGAACTCGGAGCGCTTCTGCACCCACAGGTTTGCGGGCTTGCCGTCCTCGCGTGCGCGTCGGTCCAATTCATTGCGCAGCTGCTGGTCGGTGAACTCTGACAACGGGCCTCGGCGGCGAACGTCCAGGCTGCTCACTTGTCACCACCCAGCAGCGCCACGAAGCGGCGCTGAATCGTCAGGGCAGCGATCACCACGTCGTTGCAGCGATCGATGATCGATTTGGCATGCGGGCGGTCCCGCTCGTCGATCACGCCGTCAGCGATGGCCGGCGTCAGGGCGCTCACCAATGAACCAAAGTCCGTCATCAACACGCCAATCCCAGCCGTGTCCGCGTCCGAAGCAATCAGGCTCAAACGGATGGGCAGGAGGCCGCGCCGCGCGGCTAGGTCTCGCTCACAGTCGCTGCGGTACGGCTCAGGAAGGCTAAGCACCCAAGCGTCTTCCAGGTCGGCCGGCAAGGTCTTCACCGTGCCGTCCATGTACCGGCGCAGGGCCTGACCGTTGGCCTTGAGCGCGTCAGCCAGGTCGTCGCCCTGCCCCATCCGGAGCGGAACGGCCTTCTTGTCGTGCCGGTGTGGGGCGGTTATTGCGAAGTACTGCTCCGCAACGTGCATCGCGAAGCTGTTTGCGTTCATCGCCGTTTCGTTGAGCATCTTGTCGGTGTAGCCGTAGACCACCTGCTGGCGCGAAGGCAGAAACTGCCTCCCCAGCTTCATGACTTCGCCGGTACCGGTCGCCAGACTGCTGCCCATGGAAGGAATCGAACTCATTTCAATGGACCCTCAGGACCGGAAAGCGGGAGCCGCCCTCCTTGCGGTAGGCTGCTGTTTCCACACGAACAGCCCGCAAGGAGGGCGACATGACCAAGGAACAGGACGAGCCGCTGGCACCAGTGGCCGGCTGGAAAACCGGAACCGTGCCTGCGTATGGGATCGGGTTCGTCACGCTGAGATACCTCGTGAGCCCGACCGAAACGCTGGAGCAAGCCCACTCAAGCCCCAACTACGCGATGACCGTTCCCCAATTGCGCGAGCTGGGGCAGCGAATGCTGTTTTTGGCGGATCAACTGGAAAAAACACCGCAGACGAGTGCTGGATCTCCCCAGCACTGAGGAACCAACCTGTGGAGGTGGCGCGCATATCAGGCCACCTCCACGGCAACGATGCGGTTGTCGTCCGGATCTGCCGGCGGCACTTCAACTGCGGCAGCCGGCTGGACGCCGAGCAGGCGCAGCACCTCCGGAATGGGCGGCAGCGCGCGTTCCTCCTCCCATCCTTCAACCTGCGCCAGCGGAAGCTGCAGGACCGTCGCCAGCTGCTTGTCACTGGACAGGCCCAGCCGAGCCCGCAGCGCGCGCTTGCTCATGCGAGCGTCCACGCTTTGGCTCATCTCCCGCACAGATCCGCGCGTCGCTTCGCCGAAAATCATTGGCTCCTTGGGAACCGCTTCTGGCCCGAGGCGTGCCGATTCCCGCTCGATCACCGAAGCGAGCTCGGGGCTCGGGCGCTTCCCTCGCCACCTCGTGGCGATCTGCCACAGGTACTCGGAACTGGTGTCACAAGCCTGGGCGAGTGCGTGCCGGCGGCCCATATCGGAGATGTATGTGAGTAGGTCCATAAGCCAAACATTAGCCTACGGCTATTCTATTTACAATAGCCAAAAGCTCGTTGGATTGAATAGCCTTTCGCTATCCAATGGCGATATGCGCCCAATCGACGATATCCGCCACGAAAATCTCCTTGCCCTGATTGCCACCAAGGGCGGGCAACGCCAGTTTGCGGACGCGGCTGGCATAAAAAATCCGGCCCAAGTGAGCCAATGGGTGAACCGAAGCCCCAATGCCGCAACGGGAAAGCCCAGGGTCATGTCCGGCGGCACAGCCCGCGCAATAGAGGCTGCGCTGGGACTGCCGACGGGATGGATGGACACACACCAGGGCGCTACTGACGCCGGCAGCCATGCGGTCTTAGAGGCTGAGACCCCGCCCGGCTACGTTCGCTTCGACTTGTTTGAAGGGGGTGCTGGTATGGGAGCAGGGATGGTCAATCAGGATTACCCAGAGGTGGTAAAGACCATCGAAATTGCCGAATGGGAAGTCCGGAGGAAGCTCGGCTATCTACCCAAGCCAGGGCGCATCCAGATCATCACTGGCCGCGGCCCATCCATGCGCCCAAAGTTGGAAGACGGAGACATCGTCTGGATCGACACTAGCTGTGACTACTTCGATGGTGACGACTATTACCTGATCAACGTGGGCGGCGAGACGCAAATTAAGATGCTTCAGAAACGCGGTGACGGACTGTATGTGGTCAGCGTGAACACCGACTTCCCCGCCTATCGGCCCGATGTTGGTGAGGTGACTATTCTCGGAAAAGCACTGATACACGCAGGTCTCCGCAAGTTCTAGGGCCTCCGGACATCGCTCAATGACAGCCCCGTTCTGCGGGGCTTTCTTTTTGGCTATCACCAATTCAGAAAAATATTAGCTTTTGGCTATTGACTAAAGAATAGCCACTGGCTAATGTTTGCTCTATCGCCCCGCGATACACCCATTCCGGGCAGGGGCTGGAGATTCGGTCAATGGCCACCGCCCGCCAGTCCTGGCAAAACCGCTACCGTGCCGCCCGATCGGCATACAAGTTCTGGGGCGACTTCGAGCGCCACCACCCCAGCGGCGACACCCCGCAGTTCCTCCATGAGTCGCTGGACGCCTGCCCCCTCTTCAAGCCCACACGCCTCCATGGTGACGTGCTCGGCTGGTTCACCGCCAACGGCGCCAAGAGCCTGCACAAGTTCCGCATGCTGCACCTGGCCAAGCCGGCCCCGCTGCCTGGCTCCAGCCTCCGGGGTGTCGCATGATCCGCGCCCTCCTCGCCTCCCTGCTGCTCGTCCTGGGCGGCTGCGCCGCCACCGGCCAGCCTGAGCCCTCCCCGGCCGCTGAGGTCACCACTGATGGCGAAGTGACCATCCCGGCAGACCTGGTCATCAGCAGCCCGCGCATCTGCGCCGCCCTCGCCGTCTACGAGCTCGCAGACCACGACGATTGGGGACTGCGCGGCACCATCGCGGCAACCGCCCTCAATGGCTTTCGTGTCGCCGACCGCGTGCCCAACTGCGCCGCTGGCGTTGCCGTCGCACTGACCTCCGATTTCTCAGACCGCCGCTGGCAATACGCGCTCGACGCCGTCGATGCAGTCGCCAGCGGTTCCTATCCCGTTCCAAACGCATGCGCCCGGGCAACTGCGGTTGTCCCCCTCTCTGCGGTCAGTGCCGACTCCCCCTCGGCCGCCCGGGCGCACTGCGTCATCTATGACCTGGCGTTCGTCGGCGGTGCGCAATGAAGCACCAAACCCGCACGTTTGTTGAAGCCCTTGTTTCACGCTGGCCGCTGCCGTCGTTCTCGGTGCGCTCTGCGCGCTCCTCTCCTACTGATTGAGGAAATCCACATGCAACGCATGATCACGGAGCACGTGCCGATCATTCCCTGCAACAAGGGACACGCGGCACGACACATGCTGGACTTGCGCCGCCCCTCGGCGGGCGGCGGACATAGTGTCGAGTGCGCCTGCACCAGCACTGCCAGGCACCTGACGTTTGAAGAAGCGCACGCAGAGTGGAACCTCGTCCACGGCCAGCGCGCGCCACGGCGCAAGGCAACAGTGAAGCGGTCGGTCTTCCCTTCGGAACTCGCTCAGCTGCCGCTGGCTCTGTGAGCTACGCATGACCTATCAAGCCCAATGCGACGAGCTGCTTGCGGCGCTCACCAAACGACCAATGACGGCAACTGAGATCTTCCTGGAGCTCGGCATCGCCAGAGCCAGCGCACGCATCTACGACCTGCGCCAGCAAGGCCACCCGATCCACTCCACGGAAATCGTGGTCAAGAACCGTAAGGGCAAGCCCTGCCGCGTTGCCCGCTACAGCGTGGTCACCGATCAGATGCTCCTCATTCCACAGCTACCAGGCCGCGCGAAGTACTCGCAGCGCCAAAGTAAGAAGGAAACCAGTCAATGAACGATTCCATCCCAGCGACCTGCACCTGCCCGAGCGGCGACGGTTCGCTCTCCCATCCATGCCCCGCGCACTCGACTGACTGCGCGTCCGGTGCCATCAACTTGATTGACGCAATGCTGGATAACCCCACCATTCCGATGAAGTCAAAGGCACGGCTGCGCACTATGCGCGGCAACGTCGTGGCGCTGCTGCAGCAGGCAAATCGGGACCGGTCGTTCGATTTCCTGGCGCATCTGGAACGGCAACAGCGTTTCTCCGCGCACACCTTCGGCCCTGGTACTCGCGCTGCGGGAATCGTCGACCACATCCGCAAGGAACTGTTGGAGATCGAAGCGGACCCCGGCGACCTGCGGGAATGGATTGATGTAACTATCTTGGCACTCGACGGGGCGTGGCGTAGTGGCGCAACTCCGCAGCAAGTCATCGCTGCCATCGTTGAAAAGCAGACCAAGAACGAGAGTCGCGTTTGGCCGCACTGGTCCACCATGCCTGCCGACAAGGCTATCGAGCATGACCGCAGTGGCGAGATCCATATTGGTGACGCCAACAAAATGGTTGCCGCCCCGGTCGCCGCAGCGCCGGTTGATGGCCCGACCGAAGTTGAATGGATGATGGCCTGCAACGAGATCGGCGGGCCAAACGTGGCTGAGGAAATCATCACCCGCGCCTACAGCATCGCCGAGCTTCCCCGCAGCAACGTCGCAGCTCGGGGCTTCGACCCTGCAGACCCGTGGCGGGGACTGTATGCCGCGGAACTGATGCCCAAGCTGGATGGCGTCAAGGACTGGAGTGCGGTCCACCCGGATCTGCCGCAGTGGCCGAACCCGGAAGACGAAGAACGCGCTCTTGATCCGCTGGTAACGGCGCAGGGCTTCGCGTTCGCAGTCGTGGACGGTGATTATGGCGATGACGCGATGAGCGTTGAATTTGACACCTGCGCATGGCTGGCCGCCTGGGAGCCCGAGCCGCCCGCAGGCGACCACTGGCGCCTTGTGATGGTCCAAGACACCGAAGACGGCCCGGCCGCCGTCTACGTTCGCCCGCTCGCCCTGATCGACGCCAGCGCCGAGCACGGTTGCGAGCAGCTGCCGCCAGGAGGGGCATGAAAATGAAAAGCCTCTCCTCGTCGGCCTGCGTCTCAGTTCTGCTGAGCAACCGGTGCTACGGAAGCTTCCTCCGGTGGCTGATTGAGCTGGATGGTCACAGGCAGACCATGTTCACCCCGCAGAATCTGCATCACTCGATCGAATGCCTCATTCCTTTGGAGTTCACCATTCACAAAGCCCTGCGGGTGATATGCGCCGGCCGTAATCTCAGCTCTATCGACGTCGAAGGCTCGCTCCGCCGCTATCGCCTCCAAGAGATTCGTAAAGATCTCACTGCCGCGTGCACATTGCGCTGCGAAACTTGGCTCACTATCTGGCGCCGGCTGCGACAGGTGGGTCAAATATTCCCGCCATTTATTCAAGACAGCCTGACTCTTCTGGGATCGCCAGCGCCGCCCACCGTCGTGGAAGGCGATAGTGATCGTGTTGAGCGCCTCGATGTGCGAGGCACTCATGCGAGTAGCCCGCGTGTTCATCAAGGTGGTGAAGACCCAAGAGCGAAGATCGGAAGTTTTCCGAGCTCGTTCGACCCACTTTTGAGCTTGCACAGCCAGAACGGGGCCCAAGAGCGTGGCAAGAATTATCAAGCCGTCACTTATTGTGAACGAGGTGGACGCACCAGCACCTGCGGCGTTGGTTGCAGCGGAAACGAACGTTACGGCGTCGAACAGCATACGGCCCCCTCGGCAATTTTTCGGCATTTTGCCATGGGCGCACGAGGAGCGTCGGCATGATCAACGCCCCTGCATTCCGCTATCACGGCGCTAAGTTCCGGATCTCGGGCTGGGTCCACCAGCACCTGCCGTCGCATCGCACTTACGTTGAACCGTTCGGCGGCGCGGCTGGCGTGCTGCTGACGAAGGCACGCAGCTACTCCGAGGTCTACAACGACTTGGACGGTGACGTCGTCAACTTCTTCCGTGTGCTGCAGGACACTGAGCAGTGCGCCCGCTTGGTCGAGGCATGCCGGCTCACGCCCTATGCGCGGGCGGAATTCGAGCAAGCATGGGAGCCGGCCGAGCAACCGGTGGAGCGTGCTCGGCGCTTGTTGATCCGGGCTCAGATGGGTTTCGGCTCTGCCGGCGCCACGAAGGGGAAGACCGGGTTTCGCATTGACTCCCAGCGCGCGTATGGCACAGCCCAGCACCACTGGTTGAAGTACCCCGACGGTTTATCCGCGATCGCGGAGCGATTCACCGGCGTGCTCATCGAGAACCGACCGGCGATCGAGGTCATGCAGCAACACGATACAACGCAAACGCTGCACTACGTCGACCCGCCATATGTCCACAGCACCCGCGTAATGCAGGCCGGCAAAGCTGGTTACTACAGGCACGAAATGTCGATCGAGGATCACCAAGAACTGCTCGCTGCACTCCTCGCGCTTCGAGGTCACGTCGTTGTCAGCGGCTACCGAACCGAGCTGTACGACGACACCCTGGCGGGATGGCAACGGGTCGAGACAACCGCGCGTATTTCGGCAGGCCGCGGCGGTGCCACCCGCACCGAATGCCTGTGGCTCTCGCCGTCGGCGCTCGAGTCTGGCTACCAGCCCCGGCTGCGCTTTGCAGACAGTCCGCAGGAGGTGAGCGGTGCGTGATCTAGTGCTTCCTCAGCAGTTCCAGTTCTGCCAAGACCTCCAGCAAACCGGCATCGGACGCCATGCCGCGCTGATAGGGACTGCCTTCGTAGTAGCCAGGGCTGAGCCACGCTCGCGCCCGTCTGCCGAGCACGGCGTCCGCCGCATCGCGCAAGACCTCGTATCGCGCCTGGTGCTGCAGCGTCTCCAGGCGCCGACCGTAGGCTTCCAGCACCGTGCCAGAACCCTTGAGATCGCCATTCGGACCGCAGGTGGCCATCTTGGCATCGTGCAGCTCCATTGCCAGGGAAAGGAGGAGGTGCCCGGTGTCCGAGTGCGGACTCGCCAGAAGCTTGCCGGCTCGGTTCTGCGCTGCCTTGAAGAGTTCAGCGCGGGATCTTTGGTTGTAGGGGTTCGTCGCCATGGCGCGGATCGTATGAGCCGCCAGTCTCAGGAGGTGAGCTGTGGCTGATTTCCGCATCAGCAAGCCGCTGATAAAGGCGTTGCGCCAGTTGGCGCACGGACAGAAGGGATTGGATGCCAAGGACTACCGCGCTCACGTACGCGCCGTCGGGTGCGAGAGCACCTTGGATCTGAGCCGGGACCAGCACCAACGGCTGCTGCAGCGTCTTTTCGCCCTGCCCGACCAGCCCAGGGCCAAGGGCAACGGGAATGCGCCGGGAGGCTGAGCAGCTCGACATTTTCGGCCACCGTGCGCGGTGGCTCGCTGATAGGAATCGCGAGGCCGCTGATGCAGCGCGCGTCGCACACAACTTCCCTCCCTCGGTACGAGAGGACAGGGTGAACTACTACTTGGCTGAAGCGGCGCATTGGGATGCTATCGCCGATCAGCAGCAACAAGGAGACGCATCATGAAGCTGATGCTCGCCCACAAATGGGCCGAAAAGTACTTCGACGAGGAAAGCAGGCCGGACTCGCAGCTGCTTGGTCGCTGGTGCCGTAATGGAAAGATCCCGGCAACCAAGGTCGTCGGCCAGTGGTACGTCGATGAACATGCATGGCTGGCCGGTGGCGATGACTTGGTCGCCAGCGTCTTGGCAGCGGCGTAACTTGCCATGATGGGACGTGCACGCAAACCGAGCCGCCGAGACTGGCCAGCTAACCTCTACGCTCACCGCGACGGGTTCAAATACCGCCATCCGATCACTCGGAAAGAGCATTCCATGGGCAAGGACAAGGCCAAGGCCTTTGCTGCAGCCAAGAAGCTCAATGCGCTGCTGATGCCCGGGAACGACTTGGTGGCTTCCGTGCTGACGCCGGGCGAGACCGTGGCCGACGCCATCAAGGTGTTCCGGACCGATGACATTCCTGGCAGGAAGTGGGCGCCCAAAACCGCCGAGGTGTACGAAAGCGTCATCCGACGCATCGAGGCCGGCCTGGGCACCACGCCGGTTGCCGAAGTAACGGTAAAGGCCTGCGCCACCTTCATTCGCGAGGTGACCGAGTCGGAGCGTGCACGGCAACAGTTCCGCCTGGTGCTTGGGTGGATTCTGGCCTGTGCCGTCGAGGAGGGCTGGATCGACACTAACCCAGCCTTGGCCACCCGCAAGTTCTCGCACAGCCGCAAGCGCGAGCGCCTATCGATTGACGTCTACCGCGCAATCTGGGATGCCGCGCCGCAGTGGGTGCGTAACGCTATGGACCTGTCATTGCTGACGCTGCTGCGCCGCGAAGACGTGGTTTCCGCCCGCTTCGCCGACCTGCGCGATGGCGCGCTTTGGGTGGTGCCGTCGAAAACCGAGGGCTCCACGAACGTCCGCCTACAGATCGCCACCACGGGCCCCTTGGGCGACCTTCTGGCGCGCTGTCGCGATGCCGTGGTGTCGCCCTACCTGATCCACCGGCTGCCTGAGAAAGCGCGCCCCAGCAACATGCGAGCCAAGGACCGAGACCATCACACCCAGGTGCTGCCGGAACAACTGTCGCGTGCCTTCGCCACGGCACGCGATGCTGCCGGCGTCGACATGGACAACCCGCCCACGTTCCATGAAATCCGCAGCCTGGGAGGCGCCCTGTTGAAGGAGGCCGGCTGGACGAACGAGCAGATCCAGGCGCTGATGGGCCACAGCAACGTCGCGATGACCGAGCACTATCTCGGTGGCCACGAAGCGCCGTGGCAGGCCGTCAGCACAGGCATTTCCTTGCCGCGATAG